AATAGTAGTTCCCTTAGTCAATAGTAGTTCCCTTAGTCAATAGTAGTTCCCTTAGTTAATAGTAGTAAGATTTTGATTAACTAACATATAAAGTTTCACAAAACAATTCATATTAACTAGTTATCATGATATACTATGTTTAACCAAATAAAACCGAATATTGGAGGTAATATTATGTATTTTGAAAAAGGTGACGAGGCTGTAATTAAGGTAAGACAAGGTTATAAGTTAAGAAAGATAACAGTAGCTCAATTGGAGTATCTTGTAGAAAGAGAGAAATATAAGAATCACTCTCCATTTGCCGAACAATCAGGTAAGAGGACACCGAAATGTAATAAAACAACAGTTCTACAATATCTTGTGGATAATGCTTTAACTGATGATGAAAGACAGTACATTCTTGATAAATTTAGAAGAAACGAGGGTATATCTTGATTTAACGGTGGTGATTGTATGCGTATTTATGATAAAGATAATAATTATCTAACAAGGTTATCAACAGGTATGGGTTTGCAATTGAGAATAGGTTCTCTATTAGACATTCATGGTACTATTTACATTGTTAAAAATATGACAATAGATAACACTAACGATCAACACATTACATATGTTGACACATTATTAAATCACAGATTAAGGAGTAACATTTTAGAATTTAATCAAGGTTATTATAGACCAGAAGAAATACAGGTTTATTTAAATAATATAGGTTTAGATATAACACTTAAGGATGATATTGATTCTTCAAAAGACACAGAGATAATAAAGGTTTAGATATAGTAAGGTTATTCTTTTTTAATTGATTGAGAGGTGTGAATATGGATGAATCGAAGAATAAAAATATTTTAGAAGAATTAGAGATATTGAGTTCTTTAATTGATGATGAATTAAAAATAGCAAATAATAAGTTCCCATTGTTTCAAAGTATGCATGAAGCTTATGGAGTAATGAGAGAAGAATTAGAGGAATGTATTAATGAATTTAAGAAAGTTAAATTTATGATTCTGAGTAATTATTGGACATATACAATGAATGATAAATTTCACATGAAGAATAAGAGATCTATTGATAAGTTATTAATTGAATTAGATTCTGTGATACTTTTTAATATTTACGAATTAATTCAATTAGGTGCTATGGTTAGAAAAAGTAAAATATTGAATGATAATTATAAGGAGATAAGTAATGAAAATAAGTGATTTATTTAAACTTAATAAGTTTGTGATTATTTTTTTAATTGTTGTGATGTTGACAATGATGTTTGCAATTGGTTTAACTGCTAGTGTTATATTTAATAGTTTATTTGATGATATTGATTCAACTAAACCTATCAAGCCTATTAAGATTGAGGATGATATCATTAAATCAATTAAAGGTGAATATAAGAGCGATGATTACGAGATTAAAATTATTGATGTTGATAAAGATTATACAGAGGAATTTATGTATAAAGAAAACAACGATTATAGGGTTGTTGTGGTTAATCTTGAGATTAAGAATAAATTAGATAAGGATTTTATTATTGGTTCTTTTTTGGCAAAAAATGATAAGGGTGAAATGTTGACTAGAAATTTCACTAAGAATAATTCGATTGACGCATTGGCTGTATTATTACCAGATACAGTATTGAATGGTAGTATTAGTTTTGAGTTACCTAAAGATTCTAAGAGTATGGTTTTGACATACAAAGATACTTTAGGTAATGATAATTTGAATTTTAATATTGATGTAAATAAATAAACATGTTAAACTATATTTGATATTGGATTTGTCAATACTTTAATTGTTTTTAGTTAACAATTTACACTTTTTTGTTTAATTATGAGTTGAGTTTCTTTTGTTTTGTTTTGATCAAATTGTTATTAGATTATTCGTTTTAGAATTAGTAGTGATTTTTGGGATATTGCGACGTCATACTGTTAAATTGGTAGGAAAAGACCACCGTCTGGTCTTTTTTTATTATACATTTTTTTCTTAATTGTGTTTATTTTTCGATAAACTTATTAATTGTCGATATGATACAATATTAATAAATGATATTAAGGAAAGAGGTAAAATGATGATTCATAATTCAATCAAAGATGTAAGTGTTAATGATGTGAGAACACTTAACATAAAAGGTGGCTTGGTGATTTACATTTATAAAAATAGTGCATTAGATGATTCTAATTATTACATGTCTGTGCTATCACATAATATAATTAATTACGCATTAGGAACTAATAATTATACATTAGCTAAACATAAGGCAATTGACAATTTAACTCATATAATACAACAATATATAAACGAATATAATAAAACATTAGATATCTTAGGATATGCAAATTAAATTAATGAAAGGAGTTGTTTTAATTGGATAAGACCAACATGACAGATAGTTCTTATTATAGGTTAAGGATTCATAGAGCAAAATGTCCTATATGTATGTTTACAGAAAAGATACGAGATTTCACTAATAAGAAGATACTCAGAGGTGATTCTATAGAATCTATAACAGACTATATAATTAATAAACATCCTATTTATAGTAAAGATGATAGTGAGTCATTTAATTTTATTATTCGTTCTCATGCTGAATATTTAGACACGATGTTATCCGATATTAAGGTTAAGACAATGTTTAAGTCAATAAGATCACAATTAGATGATGTTGATATTGATGATATGAAACTAAATGATAAACTTAAGCTTATTCAGAAATTAGAAGATGAATTAAACATTGAAAGAGATAATATGAATGATGAACAAACATCAATATTAAAGGCTTTAACAAACGAAACATTACCTCTTTTAATTGGTCGATTTAACAAAGAGATAATTAGAGGAAACGCTCAAGCAATAAGACTTTTATCTAATAGCGTTTCTATGACATTAGATTCACTCACAGACTTAAATAAGAAAATTAAACATGTATCAGAAGAAATAAAAGATATTGATGAAATGGAGTTGTTGGAAATTGACTCAAGTAGAAAAGAAAAAGTTGTATCCTTATCCGACAGAATACAACAAGCTGTGGGAAACTCAGACTAATGCAGTAAGAGACATATTTTGGTCAGCTTCAAAATCAGAGCGTAGACAATACGCTCTAAGTAACCCTTGTATATTTGGTGAGCAATATATAAAACCTTATATTAGATTATGGAATACTAATACAGCTAAACATCAATATTATATGTTATATGAATCTCTTATTTGTAATGATGTTATCATTCATATTCCTGTAGAACATGCTAAGTCTACTTGGTTTAGTTTAGTTTTACCATTATGGTTTTTAATTAACGATCGTAATACTCATGGTGCTATTATTTCAAATACTGCAACACAGGCTTATGGTTTTTTATCTGCTATTAAATGGCATATAGAATTTAATGAAAATTTACATAAGGATTTCCCAGAACTAAAACCAGATTATAAAACGAAATGGTCAGAATCTGAGATAATGGTTATTCGTGATAAAGATAAGCAATCAAAAGATAGCTCTATTGTTGCTAAAGGTACTGGGAACGCTATACTTGGCTCTAGATTTGAGTGGGTTATAGCAGACGATATCTGCGATTTAGATAATACAGCTAGTGAACAACAAAGAAATAAAACTTTTAATTGGTGGAATGAAATAGTTGACTCAAGGGTAATTGAGGGAGGACGTAAGATTATAATAGGAACACTTCAACATAATAAGGATTTATTATGTACTTTATCTGATAATTCAACATATAAATATATTAATCTTAAAGGATTAGATAAAGTTAATAATATTCCATTGTGGGAAGAAAAATGGTCAGTTAAAAGGTTATTAGAAAAAAAGAAGGCTATTGGTACAGTTGCATGGAATAAAGTTATACAAAATGATAGATCGGCTTCAAAAAATAAGCTATTAAATGCCGAATGGCTTAATTATTATGGTGAAACTGAGAAATATAATTTTAATATTTTTTCTGAGGATGTACAATGCTATATCGCTGTTGACCCTGCTATAGCAGATGATAAGGATACAGCAGAAAAGAAAAGACTAGATAAATTTGCTTTAACTGTTATGGGTTTCGATAAGATATCTAAATTAATATTTTTATGGGAGTATTACACAGGTTACTTGACGTTCCCAGAACAATTAAAGATAATAGAAAAATATTATCTCAAGTATCAAGAAAACGGCGGCAATGTTAAAAAAATAGGTATAGAATTAGCAGCTTATCAAAAAGCTTTAGCACAATCTAGTTTTTTATTGGAATCATTGCCACCAATTGAGGGTGTGAAAACTGGTGGTAAATCAAAGGCAGCTAAGATTGAAGCTTTTGGAGTTTATTCAGAAACAAAGAGATTCTATATAAAAAGAGAACATGATGAATTTATAGATGAATTTGTAGAATATGAAGTCGGTGGGAGATCACCTAATATTCTTGATAGTTGTACTATAGGTATAGCTATGATAAAGGGTTGCGGTTCAGTATCAGATATAAGTATATTTAAACGTCCTAAGTTAACTAATGTATGGTAAATAAAAAAAAAGGAGAATGAAAAAAATGATAGTATTTAAGACTGAAATGAAAGAATTACCTTTAAATTGTACTTCCTGTGAGCTATCAGTTGATATGTGTAAATTACCACTTGAGATATTGAAACATAAAAATGGTAGAAGTAAGTATTGCCCATTGATTGATACTGATAATCAAACGATTGTTAAAGATCACAGTCCTTTAAATGAGGAGTTAATTATCGATAATAAAGAAGATTATTAAAAAACGAGGTGTTAAATAATGAATTTACAAAAAGCATTGGATATAGTTGAAACAGGTGAAAAATTATTAAAAATTGATGATATAATGGAGAGTATTAAATATATTGATAAAAATAAAAAACTACATGACATTTTAATTGAAGTTAAAAACGACATAATCCTTGAAATGTTTTCATTGTATTCTAAACAATATACAATAAATAGCAAAAGCAAAGTATTAAAAGGTAAAGTATCAAAAACCAGTTAAAATAAATTATATACTCTAAAGTATACTACTCTAAAGTATAATACTCTAAAGTATATGAATTTTGAGAAAGGAGTGCTTTATGATAAAACGTAGAGAAATAGGAACAACAGGGCGTTCTATGCAATCTATGTATCAATATACTTTAGACACAGATGAATATTTGTCAACATTAAAACATCCTTCTAATATTCCGATATATGAACGTATGGGTAGGTCTGATTCACAGATAAAAGCAATATTACTTATGTTAGAGTTACCATTAAGATCGACTCAATGGTTTATTAAGTCATATGATGGCTCAAATGAAGCTAAGAAAATCTCACAATATATTGAAGAATCATTATTTGGTGATTATCCTAATGGTATACAAGGTGGTTTTGATGAATTTTTGAAAAATGTATGTACTATGTTTCAATTTGGTCATTCTGTATTTGAGAAAGTATTCGAGGTTAAAAATAACTATCTTAAATGGAATAAATTTGCAGTTAGACCACAATCAACAATCTATGAGTTTTTATATGATAAAGTTGGAGATATAAGAGGTATAACTCAAGAATTAGTAGGTCAAGGATTTAAGCTTGTTGATATTAATATAAATAAACTTCTTATATTTTCTCATGATAAACAGCAAGGTAATTTTGAGGGAATATCTGCTATAAGATCGGCTTATAAACATTGGTCAATTAAAGATTTTTTATATAAGATTTTAAATGTAGGTGTAGAGCGTAATTTAGTTGGAACTCCTACTCTAAAACTTCCAGAAAATTATACTCAAAATGATTTTGAATTAGCTAAAGAAATTGTAACAGATTTAAGAAGTTCTGAATTTGGTGGTGTAACTTTACCAAATGGATTTGATTTAAGTATGTTTGAGGGTAAAAGAACACTCATTGATGTACTTCCATACATAGAGTATCAAGATAGACTTATTTCAAAATCGATATTAGCACAATTTATGGACTTAGGTTCATCTTCATCTGGTTCATTTGCTCTAAGTTACGATCAATCGCAGATGTTTTTATTAATGCTCGAATCCTCGGCTAAAAACATATGTAATATAATTAATTCTCATGCTATTCCTGAATTAGTAAATCATAATTTTGATTCAACTTTATACCCTAAGTTAACATTCAAACCTTTAAATTCTGGGAGACTAATTAATGTACTTAAGACTTTAACTGATGGTAACTTAGTTATCCCTGACACAGATTTAGAGGAATGGTTAAGGGATATGTTAGATTTACCAGATAAAAAAGTAGATGATAATACATTTGTACCAAAAGACACTAATGAGATTCAAAGTAAACCGAGGGATAGATCAAATCAACAAAAGGCAGAAGATGATATTATATCAGATGAAGAAAAGGGAACAAGTGAGAATGAAAATAGAGCAAATAATATAACATATAAGGATAAAATTAAAGATAATAATTTAAATATGAAACTAAATGAAACTAAGGATATTGAGGATATTAAGGATATTATGTTAAAACAATTACATGATATCAATGAAAAAGTAATAAAGCTTGATTCCTCTAAATGGTGTACTATTAAACCAAGATATAAAAAAGAATTAACTGAGTCTATATATGATTACTTTAGGAACAGCACAGATTCTATTAAGTGTGATGATAGCAAACTGTATATTCTATCATCTGTGAAAGCCTCTAATGTGAGTGAGAATTTAAAAGATTGTTTTTTAATAAAGTATGTCAATGAAGATTCAAATATTATATCAAAGTTAGATTTAATTATAAATGATGTTTTGTCATCTATGATTTTATGATAATATTATTGATAAGGTATAACAAATTATATACAAAGTATAATATATACCTTATCAATAATATTAATTTTCAATAATTATTCTCACTTCTTAAATAATACTATTAAGGTATTATATGAAACTTTAGAATATTAAAATATAATAAGCTAACACTAATGAGAGGTGGTGTTAATTGTGGGTTATAAGATAATAGCCGACACATTAGGTGCAACAGTAACTAATGGTAATAAAAATGTTACTACATCTAGTAGTAAAATATTTGACTCAGATAGCACAAGAAAAACATTATTATTAACTAATAATAGTGCTTATGATGTATGGTTAGGTTTAGGTGAGGCGGCAGTTGTTGATGATGGTATACTTTTAGCTGCTTATGGTGGTTATGTACAATTTGACAAGGATTTCATGTATGAGGGTGATATTTATGCTATTGCTGATGGTACTAATACAAATATAGCCTATACTCAAGGGGTGGTTTGATAAATGAATATTTATATACCTCCAAGAAATTTTAAAACAATAACAGTTGAGAAAATAAATATATCAGATAATAATTCTAATACATTTTATGGTTACTTATCTGGTGAAGACTTAACAACAGGTATTAATAATACAGGATTCGGAAACCAATCATTATCAAATATAACAGAAGGTGATGGAAATACTGCTATAGGTAAAGATAGTTTATTTAGTAATACTAGTGGGGATTCTAATACAGCAGTAGGATATCAAGCTCTAAACTCTAACACGACAGGGCAATTTAACACAGCAGTAGGCTACGAAGCACTAGAGTCTAACACAGACCAAGACGAAAGCACAGCGTTAGGTTATAGGGCGTTGAAAGCTAGTACAGGGCAATATAATTCCGCTTTTGGTGCTTATTCTCTTTCACAGTGTACGAGCGGAACTAGTAACGTCGGAGTTGGACGGAGTACATTATTTGCAATAACTGAGGGTGGTTCTAATTCTGCATTTGGTAGAAGTGCGGGAAACAAGATAACGACAGGGAATTATAATGTGTTTGTTGGGCGTGATTCTGGGGCGAATGCAAGTCAGAAGGTAGATGCTGAAAATAGTATCGCGATAGGATACAATACCTATACAACAGAATCTAATCAGGTAGTTATTGGTAATAGTAGTATCACGAAAGTAGAATTTGCAGGAGCAAGTCAACAAGCATATCAAGCAAATCCAACAGACTTACCAGAGTGTATCACAGCGATTACAAACATTTTAACATTGTTAAAAAATTACAAAATGATGGCAGCAAGTTAATGAAGGAGATAATGACAATGAATAGAAAGATAGTATATTTGACTAGTGAACAAATTAACGACTTAATAACTTTAATCAATAATAGATTAACTTTAGGTGTTAGTGGTAATTTAATAGGTGAAGCTAAAACTATTATTGATATAGTCCATAGTTTAGAAATGGGTTTATTAAATTTAGAAGAAACTAAGAAAGAAGAAACTAAGAAAGAAGAAACTAAGAAAGAAGAAACTAAGAAAGAAGAAACTAAGAAATAAAGAGGTGATATTTAATGCCTTATAGTAAAGATAATATACCTAATAGTATCAAAGAATTACCTAGTAAAGCTCAAGATATTTTTATAAGTGCTTTTAATAGTGCATTTGAGCAATATAATGATGAAGAAAAGGCAACAGTTACAGCATGGACAGCAGTTAAAAAGGTATTCAAGAAGAAAGACGGAAACTGGATAAAGGGTTGTGAGAACTATAATTATTTAATATCTTTATCTGATAATAGTAATGATAATAAATTAGTAGAAATTATGAGAACAGGTGAATGGAAACATCCAACATATGGAGAATTAAAGATAACTGATGAAACCTTAGAAAATATAATATATAATTTCAATGATAAAGTTAGAGGTATAGATATACCAATAGATTTAGAGCATGAAGTATCACAACATAAAGGTGAGGCAGCAGGATGGATTAAGAATCTAATTAAAAAAGGCAATAAATTATTAGCTGAAATCGAATGGACTAAATTGGGTGAAGAGAAAATAAAAGATAAAATTTATAAATATTTTAGTCCTGAGTTTAAATTTAATTATACAGATAATGAAACAGGCAAGGTGTATAAAGATGTTTTGTTTGGTGGAGGTTTAACTAATAAACCTTTTATAAAACGCATGAATCCTGTAATGCTTAGTGAAAATATTACTACGGATTTTTGCGAATATACACAAACTATTAAAAAGGAGGATGGATTTATTATGAATAAAGAGTTGTTAAAAGTATTAAAATTATCTGAATCTACTAGTAATGAAGAAATGATAAAAACAATTAATGAACTAATGCTAACAAGTGAAAAAGTAACAGAATTGACTAAGTCTCTTAATGATATGACTAATGCTAACAAAGAATTAAAAGAAAGTAATGAGTCATTAATGGGAGATAACGAGGAATTAAAAAAGCAATTGTCTGAAACAACAGAGAATAAATCAACAGTAGAAGAAAATAATATTAAATTATCTGAAAAAATAAAAGATATCGAGTCAAAATTATTGAGTGCTGAATGGGATAAAGTATCATCCGTTGCTTTATCAGAAGGAAAACTTACTCAAAAAATGTTACCTGTGTACGAAAAGAGTTTTAAAGCTAATCCAGAAGCAACTAAAGATATGATGAAAGTTTTAGAACCGGTCGTTAATTTATCAGAAAATGGTTCATCTAAATCAAATGATGATAAATCTAATACTGATTTATTTAATGATGAAGTTACTAAGTACATGAGTGAGAATAAAGTAGACTACAATCAAGCGATATTAGAAGTTGAGAAAAATAACCCTCAATTGTTCAGATTGTTTGATAATGAAAGGAGAGGTGTATAATGGCTAGTGGAGAAAATGCTATTCTTTGCAAGACATTTACTGCAGGTGGCGACTTAAGTGCATTACAATATAGATTTGTTAAATTATCTGGTGCTAATACAGTCACAATCTGTGGTAATGGTGAAGTACCTATTGGTATCCTTCAAAATGACCCAGAGAGTGGGGAACAAGCTAATGTTATGCTTATGGGAATCTCTAATTTAGCGGTACATGCAGCAACATCAAGAAATGATAAATTAGGTTCTCAAGCAAACGGCAGAGGCACAGCAGTGACAGCAGATACAGCAACATATAATGCTATTGCTCTTGAAGCAGCAACAGCACAAGATGATGAAATTAAAGTATTGTTGACTGGTATTGTGAATTATATAGCAGGATAATAAAAAAAAATAAAAGAGAGGTGAATGTGAATGAGACCTACAACTAATAGTGTACATATAGATCAAGTTTTATCAAATATATCAATTAAATATAAAAATGGGCTTTATGTAGCTGATAATGTTGCCCCATTAGTACCTGTTATTAATCAAAGTAACAAGTATTATATTTTTAATAAGGCTGATGATTTTACAGATACAGCTGAGTATAGATCACCAGGAACAGCTTCAACAAGACATGGATTCAGAGTTTCAACAGATTCTTACATGTGCGAAGAAATCGCAGATTCTACAGTTCTTGAAGATGAAACTAGAGATAATGCAGATTCAGTGTTAAGAATTGAAACAGCTAAAACTAATTTTGTAACTAATAAGGTTCTTTTGAAACTTGAAAGAATTGTTGAAGCACTTTGTATGACAACAAGTAACTGGGATAACTCAGCTACACCAAGTAATCTATGGGATGATTACGTTAACTCAGACCCTATCTCAGACATTGAGACTGCAATAGATACAGTTGAAGATAATACAGGTGCTAAGGTTAACAAGATGATTATATCTAATGATGTTTGGAAGAAATTGAAACATCATCCACAAATTTTAGCTAAGAAACCTAATGATACATTTAGAGTTGCAAGTGTAGAAGATGTAAAATCAATATTTGATATTGATGAAATCTTAATTGGTAAAGCTTCATATAACACAGCTAATCAAGGTCAAACTGCTTCATTTTCTAGAATTTGGACAGGTGATGTTTGGTTAGGTCATGTTACTAAATCACCATCATTAGAAGAGCCAAGTGCAATGTATACTTTTGTATGGAAAAGAGAAAATCAAATGCGTGGTGTAAGAAGATGGAGAGACGAAAATGTACATAGTGATATCATTGAAGCATTTATGAATTTTGATTGTAAAGTTACTGCTTCAGATATGGGTTATGTATTAGAAGGATGTATTTCTTAATAGAATATCCTAAGTATTAAATTAATACTTAGAGTTGCCTGAGTATCAAATTGATACTCAGAGTTTCCCTTAAATAAGGAGTGATTATAGATGGGTTTAAATGATTTTATTTATAATGGTAGAGTGGCAACATTTGATAAGGTTAATGTAAAACAAACCTTAAATATAGGAGATCAAACAATCTACTCTAATCAAGGTAATAGTTATTTTGTTGATAGTGGCTCAGGTTCGTCAAGTAATAGCGGTAAATCATGGTCACAAGCATTAGCAACAGTTGACCAAGCTATTAATAAATGTACTGCTAATCAAGGTGATAGAATTATTGTTGCAGAAGGTCACAGTGAGTCTTATACAACAACAGGAGCAAAAGCAACATTTGATGTAGCAGGAATTGAGGTAATTTGTCTTGGTCAAGGTTCTGATAGACCAACGTTTAGTTTTGGTCACACAGGAAGTACATGGACAATCTCAGCAGCAAATGTTGTTATTCGTAATGCATTATTTGTAA